CCCGTGCGTGTGCGTTGCCAAAAATCAAGGGGGGGGGGTATGCAAAAGGGCCGGCCCAAAATTGCAGCAGCAGAAAAAGAAAAAAAAGGTACTCTTCGAAAGCATCGGGAGGCGCCTTCGGTTTTGGTGGCTCCAAAAATTGATCGGATACCAGAGCCACCTGATTGGCTTGGGGCGGTAGGGAGAAAGGAGTGGCAAGACAAAGCAGACATGCTCGACCGAATGAACATGCTGCACAAAACCGACTTGGGCTTACTGGCTCTTCTTTCGAATGAGTACGAAAACTACATAGCCGCAGAAGCGGATGCCGCTAAAGTGGGCCGCTACTACAATGTTGAAGACGAAAGCGGACAGATCAAATACGTCGGCATTCACCCAGCACATACGCAGGCCCAACAGCATTTAAAATCCTACATAGCCCTGTGCAATGAGTTCGGGTTTTCCCCAGCATCCAGAAGCAAGATTAGTATGCCGATTTCTGAAAAGATTGTCTCACGGGCCGCTGGCCTTTTAAAAAAGGCAGTATGATCACAGTTTTTACGCGCACCCTTCCAGACAACAGAAAGCACCACATTTTAAAAATCAATGGACATGAGTTGTCTCGGATCAGATACACTCAAGTAAGCCAAGGTATTGATCCGGTGTGCGATGTGATTTGCGATGTAATAATTGGGTTCCCCGACTCTTGCAGATTTGAGGAAGGCCTAATAATTATGCCAACCGGCGATTCAGCACCTTGCCAATTATTGTCTATTGCTCCACATAACAATTACAATCATCACAAATTTACAGAAATATACGTCGCCAAATTTGCTTGCAAAGCAACCCTTGAATAATGCCAAAACGCGCCGAAACGTACATGAAACAGGTACAGGAAGGGTCTGTCATAGTTGGTAAATGGATCAAAAAAGCCGTGCAAAGGCACCTTTTCGACCTGAAGGCAGCCAAGCGGCGCGATTTCCCATACTTTTTTTCTCCTACACACGCCGCACAGGCTATTGAAGCCTTTGAGTTGCAGCGACTGGCTTTCGGGCAGCATACCGACGAGCCTTTTGTGCTCATGCCATGGCAAGCCTGGATACTTTACATGGCCTACGGCTGGCGCAAGAAATCGGACAAGACGCGCCGCTTCGTGAAAGTGTACATCAAGGTTGCACGCGGCAATGCAAAGACCGAATTCCTTGCAGGCGTCGGCAACATCGGATTCTTTTTCGAAAGCGAAAAAGACCCCCAAATCTACTGGGTAGCCACAAAAAAAGACCAGGCCAAAATCGGCTTTGGACGCCAGAAAACGATGGCACAGCGCCTGCGCCGCGATTACGTGGAGATCGCTGAAATGTGCGATACCTCCGTGGCCCGCATCTATGAAACCAAGGGAGTCGGGTATGTGTCCTACCTCGGCAAAGACTCAAAGACTGAAGACGGATTCTCTCCACTGTACGGCCTGATTGATGAGTATCACGCCCACCCGAATGACGACATGATCCACGTCATCGAGTCTGGGATGATCAAGCGCCGCAGCCCGATGACCTGGATCATTACCACGGCCGGCAACAACCCGAACTGCCCTTGCGCCGAGTTTGAAAAGCGCTGCAAACAGATGCTCGACGGCGATGTCATGAACGACCAATTGCTCGCCGTTATCTACGACCTCGACGAGGCTGACGACTGGCAGGATTTTGCATGCTGGCCAAAAGCCAATCCATCTCTTGGGATATCGGTCAACATTGATGCGCTCAAAAGTGAGTATCAAAAGGCTATTACCGAAGGCATTCAAAAGGAAAATAACTTCAAAACCAAAAACCTGAATGTCTGGGTGCATTCCAGGCAAGCCTGGATCAGCGACGAAAAATTCCGAGCCGGAAGCAAGCCATTCGAAGCATCTATGCTCGATGGTCGCCTGTGCTTTGGCGGGCTTGACCTGTCCAAAAACCGCGACATCACGGCGCTCGCCTTGTTCTTCCCGCGCCAAAGCGACAAGGACAAGCACCACGTGCTCATGCGCTTCTGGTGCCCGGAGGACAACGCCCGCGAGCGCAACCGCCTCGACGGCATCCCGTACCTGCAATGGGCTCGCGACGGCTGGCTGACGCTCACTCCAGGCGACATTATTGATACCGAGTACATCGAGTCCGAGATACTTGCCTGCCTGGATCGGTACAAGTTTCACTCCTGCGCATACGACAGGTGGCGGGCTACCGAACTTGTAAAGGACATACTGGAAAAAACCGGGTCCGCGCAAACCGATACCGGCGCATTCATGGAAGGTTTCACCCAGACCGCCGGGCATTTCGTGGCTCCGCTCACCGAACTGGAAAAAATGATAATGCGCCGCCAACTGAACCACGGCCGAAACCCCGTGCTGGAGTGGATGAACCGCAACGTGGTCATATTTTCCGACACCAACGGAAATTTCAAAATTGACAAAGCCAAATCCTCCGAAAAAGTTGACGGTATGGTAGCCCTTGGCATGGCCATCGGCCAGTGGATGACCTACAAACACAAATTCACCGAGGCCTATAGCCCCGACTCAGACATCATTGTGCTATGAACACCTTGCAGCCTAAATTCGAGCATTTCGAAGCCCTGTACCTGATGCACATCCGCGCCGTGGATCGTCCAAAATATTACGTCGCGTACTTGCGCGCCGAAGCCGATCATGTTCGAAAATTCGGCACACCAAGATTCAATTCCTACAACGCTTTCCGAGTCGCCCTGTGCCGCGCGCGGCGCCGCCGGCGGCTACAACGCAAAACACTATGACAAACGAATTCGCAAAAAAAGTAGCCGACTACATGTTGGCACAAGGCTGGGCCGTTGACACAGAGCCGGGCCACTACAACATCGTGTACATCGAAGGGATGGACATGGACTACCGGCTGAATGTAAACCGCCTGGACGGCTGGAACGACCTCAGCCTCATAATTGACCACACCATTGCCGGCGAACCGCTCATCGCCTTTCAGGCAGTTGCCACCACCGAGCCGGGTCGAGCCAGCATGATGTCGCTCGATGCCACAAAGCGCGGCGGCGTAGCACGCATCAAGTTCGGCCAGCAGCGCGCCTGGCGCATGGGGTTTCATCGGGCGGCCAAGTTCCCCGGGCAGCAGTGTTGTCGGGCAGCAACAGTTAGCCGCACAGCGCTACCGTTAGCCGGCATCTTTCCGGCACTCAGGGAATAACCGAACCCTGGAAACTGGCTTACTTATCAATATTTTTTTTAAAAAAAAGTAAATAAAAGTATTGACAAGTAAATAAAAGTGTTTACCTTTGTAGGGTCAATTAGACATCACAATAAATACAAATTCTTTTTTTCACACAACAACTCATTCCACATGGCACAAATAGATTCAATAATGCAAGAAATATTTGAACATCTATCCCCAATGGAAGTGTTTGTAAAATATAGCCGATCTGGTTCGGCTTACATTGACGTAGAGTATCACGAGAGGCCAACTTCTACCGAAGTCCTCAAAATCAGAGTATCAGACCACCAACACCCATCTGGATTTAACGGCATTGATCTTGTTGGCTCTGATGCTGAAAATGTTTCAAATTTAAAAAAGGTTTTTGGCGTCAAATTCCCAAAGCCCCAAATTATGCGCAGATAATTAATAAAAAACCCCGGCCTCGTTTGGCCGGGGCAACAACAGTTAGCCGAACAGCCCGCGTTTCACGCCGAAACGCGGGCTTTTTAATTCCAACATTTTGTTATCATTGCCCGCAAAATAAGGCACAAAAAGTGTATTATTTTGCCCCGTGATGCAGCAGCACGGGTACATTTCCATCAACGACCGCTACCGCCTCGAACGCGAGGCGCAGTACCGATCCGGCGAAACCAGCGGGCTTGAAAACCCCGCTAAATGGCTTTTCGACGTCTTTGCCGGCGGCTATTCCAAGTCCGGTATTGCCATCAACGACGAATCTGCGCTCACGCTTTCCGCTGTATATGCCTGCAACCGCATCCTTGCCGACAGCCTGGCCAGTATGCCGGTCGGCCTGTTTCGGCGCGATCCTTCCGGCAACATCGTAGAGGCCTCCAACCGGCCCGAAAACCGCCTGATCGCTACATCACCGGCAGAGTTCTATACCTCCTACACCCTTCGCAGTACCCTCCAGTTCCATCTTGGCATGCGCGGCAACGCATTCGCCCGCATTCTGCGCGATGGCCGCGGCGGTGCGCGCCAGTTGCGCATCCTGCACCCCAACCTGGTCACTCCATTCTGGTACAAGGGCAAACTGTACTACGAAGTTCAGCCCGACACGACCACCGGATTCCCTGAAAAACGCGAGATTCTGGCGCCCGACGAAATTCTGCACATCGCCGCCATGTCCACCGACGGCGTTATGGGCCGCAGCCCAATCACCGTGCTGCGCGATACTATCGGAATCGGCCTCGGGAACCGGGACTATATCGCCACCATCCAAAAAAACGGCGGGCGCTTGCGGGGCATCCTCAAGCACCCGAACAAGTTGTCGCCCGAAAGTGTGGACTCGCTCCGCACAAACTTCAAGGGCGCCATGCAGAGCGGCGACTTCCCCATTCTTGAAAACGGGGTGGAATTCAGCAGCGTCAGCCTTTCTCCTGCCGATGCCGAGTTTATCAACACGGCTAAAATCACCATGCAGGACATCGCCCGGGTGTACCGCATCCCGCCGCACATGATCGGCGATCTGGAACGGGCCACATTCTCCAATATCGAACATCAGAGCATCGAGTTCGTCAAGAACACGCTCCTGCCCTGGATCAAGAACTGGGAGAGCGAACTCAACCGAAAACTACTCCCTGTTGATCTTCAGGATACCCACTTTTTCCGCTTCAACGTGGAAGGAATGTTGCGCGGCGACATCCGCGCTCGCATGGAAGCCTACACCAAGGCCATTCAGTGGGGTATACTTAATCGCGACGAAGTACGCGAACTCGAAAACCGCAACCCAATCCCCGACGGCCTCGGCGAAGTGTTCCTCACGCCGCTGAACATGGCGCCGCTGACCGACGAGACAATCACCGGCGACCCAAACCCGGACACCGACACACAAAACAACGCTAAACAAGATGACGAAGCAGGACAGCAACCGGCAGGAGCCGGACAACAATAAGCAGCAGCCAGACAATCTGGAGCGCCGCGTGTTCAACATCGAAATGCGCGCCGCCGAAGCCGGCGAAGAGGGCGACAAACGCAGCACGGTCACCGGCTACGCGGCCCTGTTCAACTCTCCGAGCGAAGACATGGGCTTCATCGAGATCATCGAGCCGGGCGCATTTTCCGAGGCCATCGCCACCAGCGATGTGCGTGCCCTGTTCAACCACGACCCCAACCTCATCCTTGCCCGCACCGCGAGCGGCACGCTCAAGGTATGGGAGGACGACCGCGGCTTGCGCTATGAATTCACTTTGCCCGAAACCACATTCGGCAATGATTTCCGGGTCATGCTGGAGCGCGGCGACGTGTCGCAGTCCTCCTTCGCTTTTTCCGTGAAAGAGCAGGCGTGGGAAACAAAAAAAATGGAAAACGGCGAACTTCAATACACCCGCCGTGTGAAAAAAGTGGAGCGCCTGTACGATGTTTCTCCGGTCACCTACCCGGCCTACGCCGAAACTGAAGTGGCTCTCCGCAGCATCCCCATAACCACCGAGAAAAAAGAACAACCTCGCGACTTGCGCAGCCGTCGCCTGGAACTATTGGAAAAATACGAAAAATAGAAACAAACAAACACTATGGCTACCGTCACACAACTACTCCAGCAGCGCGCTAAAGTGCATGATTCCATGCGCGAGGCCATCCGCAAGCGCGACGAACTGCGCACCAAATCCAACGACCCCAACGCCGGCGAAGAATACAACCAGGAATTCGACCGCGCCGACGCCGAGTTCACCCGCCTGTCGGATGATATTCGCCGCCTTGAGCGCGCCGAAGCCGTCGAAAAAGAAGCCGCCGCACGCCACATCACCGATCTGGAAGACCGCGGGCAAAAACCGGCTCCATCCGCTGAGATGGAATACCGCGACGCCTTCAAACTGTTTTTCACAGGAAAACAGATGGACAACGAGGCCCGCGCTATCCTTGAAAAACGCGGCACCGACTCGCAAGTGGTCGGAACGGCCGGTTTGGGTGGCTATCTGGTACCGACTGAGTACATGCGCGAACTCATCGTAGCGATGAAGTCGTTCTCCGGCATTATGCAGGTGGCCCGTGTGCTGAACACCGACAGCGGCGCCACGCTGTACATCCCCACCGAGGATGATACCAGCACCTCTGCCAGCCTCATCACCGAGGGCAGCAGCATCACGGTGCAGGACATCACGTTTGCACAAAAGCAACTCGACGCGTACAAGTACGCCTCGCAGGTGAAATACTCGTGGGAACTGATGCAGGACAGCGCCTTCAACGTCGAGCAGGAGATCATCCGCGCATTCGGCCCCCGCTTCGGCCGTGCGATCAACACCGCCTGCACCACCGGCACCGGCTCCAGCCAGCCAAATGGCGTAGTAACCGCTTCCACACTCGGCAAAACCGCTGCTGCCACCACCGCCATCACGTTCGCCGAGATCATGGACCTGTACCACTCCGTGGATCCGGCCTACCGCATGTCGCCTACCTGCGGGTTCATGTTGAACGACGGCATCTTGGCCGCGATCAAGAAACTGCAACTCGGTTCCGGCGATGCCACGCCGCTCTGGCTGCCATCGGTTCGCCAAGGCGAGCCGGACACCATCCTGGGCAAACCGTACTGGATCAACCAGGCGATGGAGTCGGCTATGACCGCCGCCAAAAAAGTGATGCTGTTTGGCGATTACAACTACTACATCATCCGCATCGCCAAAGGGCTCACCACGTTGCGCCAGAACGAACTGTTCTCGGCAAACGGCCTCGTAGGCTTCGCAGGCTACATGCGTATTGACGGAGAGTGCGTCAATACTGCTGCCATCAAACACCTCATCACAGCAGCCTCCTGATCTTTTTACCTGATGACAGGCCGGCTCCGCGCCGGCCTGTCATTCATTATTCAGTCATGGAAAAAACGTTACGAATCCGGGTAAATACCTCCATTGCCGGCACTGATTACACCTATTCGGCCGGCCAGGAGGTAGATGCGCCTGAGTACATCGCAAACGACCTGATCCGAGCCGGGCACGCCGAAATTATCGCCGCTCCTCAAGTTCGCACCGCCGAAAAAGCCACCCAAAAAGCACCCATCGAAAAGCGCTAACACATGCAGCAGCCCGGTATCATAGACCTGTCCCCGGCCATCGAGCACTTCACCAACCTGGTGCAGGGCGACTCGCTGGCATTTACCGTAGAACTAACCTACGAAAACGGCGACGAGTACGACCTGACCGGGCACGACGCAAACATGCAACTGCGCCGATCCGACGGCAGTATCGTCCTCACGCTCACCGTTGGCGACGGCATCACCATCAGCGGCAATGTACTCACCATCACCATCGCCGCCGATGATACCGAAACCCTCGATCCGTCCTACACCTACCTGTACGACGTAGAAATCGAACAAGGTACAAGCCGGCGAACGGTTGCCGCCGGCACCCTTAAATCAATGAAACAACAAACTGACATCTGATGCCAGAGTTGAACGTCATCGTCAAGTCGCCTGTGGTTCGTGCTGTTATAGCGCCAACAGGCACCCAAGGCCCGCAAGGCGCCGATGGGCAAGGCATAGCCCTAAAGGGCACCGTTGACGAGGTAGGCGACCTGCCAAACGACGCAGCGGTCGGCGACCTGTACATAGTCCTCGCCGATGGCGACGGATATTCCTGGAACGGATCGGCATGGATCAATACCGGCCCTATTCAGGGGCCGCAAGGTAACCAAGGCACGCAGGGCGTACAGGGCGCCACCGGCGCGCAAGGCGTACAGGGTTCTACCGGGTCTGCCGGCGCTCAAGGCCCGCAGGGCACGCAAGGCGTTCAGGGATACACCGGCGATCCCGGTGCTCAAGGCCCGCAGGGCGACACCGGCGCTACCGGCCCGCAGGGCAATCAAGGTAATCAGGGCGCCCAAGGCAATCAGGGCACGCAGGGCGTTCAAGGTTCAACCGGTGCGCAGGGTCCGCAAGGCAACCAGGGCGCGCAAGGCGTTCAGGGTTCCACCGGCGCTACCGGCGCTCAAGGCCCGCAGGGCGACACCGGTGCTACCGGCCCGCAGGGTAATCAAGGTAATCAGGGCGCCCAAGGCAATCAGGGCACGCAGGGCGTTCAAGGTTCAACCGGTGCGCAGGGTACGC